GGCCACCTCGAATGCGCGCCCATAGTCCGGTTAAATAGCGCTGTGTGTCAGCCGGACTTGCGCCGTTCCATTTGGTGTTACGGTATCCGGCCTTTGTGGTGGCGTGGAATTTAGACGGGGCTGTCAGCGTGTAGAACTCGCCAACATAGCCGAGCTCATTACAGATATTTTCAAAGCCGCGAATACGGGTCATCAGCTCGCAACGACGTATTGCCGGGTTAGCAACACTGCCGTCGTATTTCTCAATCAGGCTGATGCGGTTGCCTTCCTCGTCTTCCAGTTCCATGCCTTTCAGAAACTCGCGGGTGCGGCGTTTCTGCTCGCGCCACTCAGCCACGCAGCTTTTACTCGCGTAGGCGGATTTCTTTTTGCTGACGTTGCCGAGGGCAATTTGCAGATGTTCGCGCCATTCAGCGGCGACTCGCCGCAGGCGGCCTTTCCACCATTTTTCTTCCGTCATGCGCAACACCGCCGGGCCGACATCTTTAGCGGTTACGTATTTGGTAGTAATCCTTTCCCACCGAGGCGGTTCGCTTCTGAAATGGCGGGTAATACGGGCGGCGCACATGTACGAGGCGTGCAGCGCTTTTAACTCGCTGCCGTCCTGCACTTCAACCGTTCCCAGCTCGGCGATTATGAAGTTAGCGATATCGCCGGCAAGCAGTTCAATGTCTGCTTTCGACATATCCGGCAGACGGTTATAGCGGGCGGTCATATTCACAAGCCGGGTTATCAGGTAACGGGCTGACACATCATCATCCCGGCCATCAAAAACCGGCAGGGCCACATCTGGCGAAATGGCCTCGATACGATATTTCGCCGCAACCAGTTCAAGGCGCGGTAATGCCCTCCGGGTGAAATTCACCAGAAAGGCATTAGCTCGCTGAACATCGTGCTCGCGCTCCAGCTCGTCGGCGCGCCGGCGCACGCCGTAACGCACCAGGTCAGGCTGTTTCTCCAGCTCGTTACGCGCATGCAGCAGCGCCGCAATCATCTGATCGCGGCGGCGCTCCTGTTCATAGGTCAGATATGGGCTGGCGATGGCCTCGCGTGGCGCGTTCCACGCGTGCAAAAATTCCGGCACCGTCACACCCCGTCACGCAGTGGTTTACGGCTGCCCGGTCTCATACGGCGCCCCGGTAATGCGCGGATTTCAGCTCTGATATTTCCTGGCAGGTCACACAAAGCTCAACACCCGGTAATGCAGCGCGGCGCGCTTCAGGGATAGGCCCGTTGCATGATTTGCAGAGGAAACGAGAAGGCGCAGCCTGCCTGCTGCGCGCTTTGTTAATATGGCGCTCGCGTTCTTCCTCGACGCGCTGCTGTACAAGGTCCAAGGCATCGGCCATCAGTGCAGCTCCTGCGCTTCGTTGACAATCTTCACCGCCTCATCGCGCAGAAGCTCGGCGGCCTCGGTACTGGACAACCGACCATTTGCAATATGATCGGCCAGGTTATCGAGGCGGGAGGCCATCACATCAGCGCGACCGCGACGCTCATCCAGACGCGCCTCGGCCAGCATCGAAACCAACCCTGCATCATCAGGGCCAGTTTGAGTTTTACGTGTCTGTATATTACGCATATTGCTTTCTCCTGAATTTTGGCAAAAAAATACCCGGCGGGTTTACGCCATTAATTTCTTTAGGGGTTATTTACTCGGGTAAAACGGCTTCATGCAGCGAGAAACGGCGCGGCAGAATATCGCCCCATCGCGTTATTTCATTCATCGCCCTGATAAGCATTAAACGGCGGGGCTGGTCGAAATATTCAAACGGTTTTCCAACCTCATCGCTTTTGAATGTTCCCGGCTCCATGCGGTTAGCCAGCGTCATCACGACAAACTTAAAGTTATCGTCAAGCTTGTTGAAATTGCGCAGCGCACCGTTTTGCGTCGCCTTTAACTGATGATGAAACCGTGCAAAACATTCCATGCCAGTCATTTTCTCCGGTCGGGTTTCTTCACAACGGGCATTATTAAACGGCTGCGCACCTGGCTTAATTGGTGCTGATATGGTGTATTGGTTCATACCGACTCCAGAAAAAGTTTTATCCGGCTAACCAGTGAAGGTTTAGCGCTGTTGCGCAGACTGTTTAATAATGCCGACTGATCGCGGCTCGGGTGCCAGCGCTTACCTTGTTTACCGACTATCCAGCCATGTCCGTAATGCATGGACGGGCTTTGTTTTTTTAACAGTGAAGCAAAAGAGGGCTCCATGCTTCACCTCACATCAGGCCAAACGTGGCGCTAACGCCGCTCATCGTGTCAACCATGCTGGACATTGCAGGGTTAGCTTGTAAACGCGCCTGAAGCGCAAGCGCTGTAAGAGATAACATGCGAATACCCGCATTAACGCTGTCGATCATGCTGTGCTTACGGGTAGAGGTCAGTCTTTCTGGTGACGCTGCGCCGTTCGCTAACTGCCCCAGCTCACCCATGGCCTTCATCACATAGATTTGCAGCTTCTCTTTTGCCAGCTCATTAACTGGCACACATGGAAGGCAATGTATCTGAGCGAGGAACCCATCGACGAGAGTCGAGTCTTCAGTGAGATCCGTTAGCACCCAAATTTCCCGAGGTGTTAGCTGATGAGGTTGCTCGGGATTGAGTTTGTTATAGAGCGTGTGCGGTTTAATTCCGGCCTTAACAGCTAATTCCCTGACATTATGGGATACCGCAAATTTGCTACATGCATCGTCAAAATGTGAATGTGAGGAAACGCGAAAATCTAACATGCTGAAAATCCTTTTTTATCCCAGAATGGATACCGTTACGCCTGAATTGAGATTTCCGTCCCTTCAGCCGCTTCAGCAGTAAGGGCAAGCATGTTGATTTCAATAAGGCTAGAGACTCCCGCTTTCTTTCTGATTTTAAGACGATTTTCCCGAATCATTTGGCGGACGTAGCTAGGCTTATAACCTGTCAAGCTGCAAAACTTCTCTAGCGTAACGAAAGGGGCAGCCACTACGAGGTTAATACTTGGGCGCATTGAAACTTGTCGGCTCATGATGCACTATCTCTCGATTTAGGTTCTGTATATTCACTATTTGACACCATCAAATAGCATTCAACATCCAACACAACGAGATACTAGGATCACAAAACAAGAATGTCAACGCATAATCACATCTCGAAAACTGCTGCATCGACTGCCGTTAGGTCTGTAATAGAGCAAAACAAAGGCGGGAAACTCATTATCGATCGGATAATGGAGGCTTACGGTTTCACCACAAAATTAGCACTGTGCAAACACTTAGGAGTATCGCAAAGCACCTTAGCCAACAGGTATTTACGAGACACAATCTCAGCTGATTGGGTAATAATTTGTCATGTTGAAACGGGCGCAAATTTGGGTTGGCTACTATCTGGCGCAGGGGCGCCGTTCAAGCAAAGCACAGAATCATCAGTATCCCAAATGAGATACCACTCGCTCGAAAATGGGAAACTTATCCCATTGCAAGATTTTGCTATCAGCAAAAACTCACTACCAGCAAACCCTGCTTCATGTTTTGCGATCCAGTACGAACAGACCACCGTCATTGTTGATGAATCCTTCAACGACCTGAACGATGGGTTATGGGTTATTGAGATTGATGGCTTCGTTAGCGTTCGAGAACTGTCAAGGCTTCCGGGCGGCCGAGTAAGGGTGGAAAACGGAAAGGCTTCTTTCGAATGCCTGACGGCAGAAATCAAAACTCTCGGCAGGGTTGTTAGCAAATTAGTAAACCTGTAAGGGCTTTCGATGGCAGTAAGCAAACTATCTAATGGCAAATGGCAAGCACAGCTTTTTCCTAATGGTCGAGACGGCAAACGGATTCGCCGGCAATTCGCTACAAAAGGTGAGGCTCTCGCATTTGAACGACACATCCAGGAGCAAGCTCAAGATAAACCATGGCGTGTATGATAGG